AGCCTATTTAAAAGAACTTAAAAACAAATAGTTATGCCATTACCAAAACCAAAAGAAACAGAAAACCAAGAACAATTTATGCGGCGATGCGTTGCCGATGACACGATGAATAGGGAATACCCCAATATTCAACAGAGGGTAGCAGTATGTTACACACAATGGAGAGACAAATAGTTTCTCCTTTTTTTTTGTTAAAATTTTATTAAAATGCTTTTTGTGTTAAAATATTGTTTATATTTGTCAAAAGCAAACAAGATGACAAAAGAAGAAGTTATTTTAAAATTAGAAAACCAAATATTTATAGCTAAGTTGTATGAGCGTGAATATTCGGTAAAAGATTTAGAAGAAGTATTAACCTATTTAAACAAACAGTAATGAAAGACTACGGAATTAAATACTTAGATTTAGAATTTACAGTAAGGGGAAACTATGAAAAAGAAGACCCACAAGGATATGAATTTCAAGGTGACCCAGAATCATTTGAAATATATGAAATACTGTTAGACGACAAAGACATTACAGACATTGTAGATGACTACGTTGTAAAAGAATTAGAAGAAAGAGTGATTAACGAATACTACCGATAATGGTATTACTATTTGACGCAGACAGTTTAATCTTTTCAAGCTGCTACAAGAAAAGAGAAAACCCAGAAGACAGTCCATACTACGATAACCTTGATGACATCACAGGGAAGTTTGACGAAGTGTTTATGAAGATAATAAACGACCTTGAAGAACTTTACCCAATAGACGAAGTGAAGGTGTTTAACGGCTCGTTAGGGAACTTTAGAAAGCTAATAACACCAAAGTACAAAGCCAATAGAATAAACACACCTAAACCGCCATTATTAAATGAAATGCACGCTTGGGTAAAAGAACACTACGATTCTATATATGGTCACGGAATAGAAACAGACGACATAGTTGCAAAGTATTGGTATGAACTATCCAAAGAGATAGGTAGGGACAATGTAATGATTGTAAGCATAGATAAAGATTACAAACAATTTCCTTGTTTGATGTACAATTACCACGCAAAACACAAATGCGTTTATGACATAACAGAAGAAGAAGCTATATATAACTTCTATGAACAAATGATTATAGGAGACACGGCAGACAATGTAAATTATTGCAAAGGCTTTGGTAAAAAGTACGCAGAAAAGTATTTAGCAGACTGCAAGACACAATACCAATACACAAAGAAAATATACAACCTATTCAAAACATTACACAAAGGAAAAGCAAAGCAAAGATACATTGAATGCTACAACCTTTTAAAACTAAGAACAGAATGAAAATAACAAATGAAGACAATATGAAGCTAATGGCAAGGTATGAAGACAACTACTTTGACCTTGCTATTGTTGACCCACCTTATGGAATAGGTTTTGGAGAGTTTAATAGAACCAACAAAACAACAGATGGAACGAGAGTTAAAGCGAATAAATATAAACAATCTAATTGGGATGAATCAATACCAACGGAAGTTTACTTTAGAGAATTGTTTAGAGTAAGTAAAAATCAAATAATATGGGGTGGTAATTACTTTCCTTTTATATGGAATTATGGGGGTAAAGGTTTTATTTATTGGCACAAAGGAAATCCTGTTCCTAATTTTGCAGACGGAGAGTTGGCTTGGACTTCATTTAATAAAGTAGCCAAACAATTTGACTTTAGATATTATGGTGGTTTAGAAGGCAACACTTCAGCTTCTGAAAAATACCATCCAACCCAAAAACCAATAGCATTATATGAATGGCTACTAATGAACTATGCTAAAGAAGGAGATAAAATACTTGATACGCATTTAGGTAGTGGTTCAATAGCAATTGCTTGCCACAACTTAGGTTACGATTTAACCGCTTGTGAATTGGATAAAGATTATTACGATGCAGCAATGAAAAGACTTAAACAACACCAAGCGCAACTTACAATGTTTTAAATGGATGAATGGAACGACAAAGAGTTATATTACTTTTTTACAGTAGAAGCTACAATAGTAGATGACCCTTCATTGGAAACATTGCAGGCGCATTTAAAGCACTACGAACAAGAACAAGAATACTTAGCTTGTGCTGGTATTAAGTTAGGAATAGAGTTCGCCAGATTTAATAGATTACTAAATTTATACAAAGAACAAGATGACAAAAGAAATAATTGATTTTATAAATGCAGAATTAAAAATAGACATAACAAAAAAGAAAAAGACAAATCAATATGTATTTGCCAGAACAGTTTATTACAAGTTAGCCAAAGAACTAACCAACCTTCCAATAAGCGAAATAGGCAGACAAGTAAACAAAGACCATTGTTCTGTATTACACAACCTAAAGAACTTTGACGAAGTAGTAAAAAGAAAAGAACTTAAAAAGATATACGACACATTTAAAGAGTTCCCAATACAAGAAGACAGGGTAACATACACAGAAGCATTAAACATAAATGAACAATTAAGACTACAACTTACAGACATAAAACAGAAGTACGAACAACTATTAGAAGAAAGAGAAGAAACAAACACAATCAAAGTAAGCAAGATAGAAGAACTTACTAAAGGACTAACAGACGAACAATTAGACTTAGTTCACTTAAGACTTGAAGCAATGATTAAAATGATAAAATCAATATAATGAAGATACTAAATTTATATGCTTGCTTAGGAGGCAACAGATACAAGTGGGATGAAGTTACAGATGTAGAAGTTACAGCAGTAGAACTTGACCCAGAAGCTGCAAGATTATACCAAGAAAGATTTCCTAATGACAAAGTAATAGTAGCAGACGCACACCAATACTTATTAGACCACTATAAAGAGTTTGATTTTATATGGAGCAGCCCACCTTGCCCAACACACTCAAGAATACAATTATCACAAAAAAATGTAAGAAATATGAAATACCCAGATATGAAGTTATATCAAGAGATTATATTTTTAGACACATTTTACGAGGGAAAGTATGTTGTGGAAAATGTAATACCATATTATGAGCCTTTGATTCCTGCAAAGAAAAGAGGAAGACATTTATATTGGACTAATTTCAATTTACCTTCTAATATTAATGAGAGGAAAAATCCCGATTTATGTAGAACCACACAAGTGGTTAAAGCATTATCTGAATATCACGATTATGATTTTACTAAATATAAAGGAAAGCAATCAAGACAAAAGATGGCAAGAAATTTAGTAGACTATGAAGCTGGAAAAACTATATTAGAAACTGCAATAGGAATAATAAGAAAGCAAGACATTAATCAAACAGAATTGTTTTGACAAGAGACGAAATAGAACGATGCTATCAATACTATTTAAAACACGGGGGCGATGGTGGTAAATACAACCTACCCCCTGCGGTAATTAAAAGCCTTATAAACCAACACATAAATAACTATATGGTTAGTGATGAAGGAGAAATAACTTTACACGATAGGGCAGGAAGATTTATAAAGACAGTAAAAAGATTATGAAGAAGTGTTTTAAATGCAATACAATAAAACCAGAAACAGATTTTCATAAGAACAAATCAAAGAAAGATGGTTTAGCAAGTCAATGTAAAATATGTAAAAAAGAAACAGACAGAAGATGGATAGTAAACAACAGAAATGTAAGAAACGAGTATAGACTAAACAAAAGAAATACAGACCCTCTATACAAGATAAAATGTAATTTAAGAAATAGAATATTTAAAGCATTTAGAAATGCAAGATTAAACAAAACAAAAAAAACTTCTGAACTATTACAAACAGATTACAAAACATATAAAGAAAACATAGAAAAACAATTTAAAGAAGGAATGACTTGGGAAAATTATGGAAATTGGCACATTGACCACATAATACCATTAGCTTCAGCAAATACAGAAGAAGAACTAATAAAGTTGTTTCATTACACAAACACACAACCGCTTTGGGCAGAAGAAAACATAAAGAAGGCAAACAAGATATTGTAGTCTATTTAACAATCCTGCATTTTAAATGTTTTTAGGGTAGTTAGAATTATTAATAATCTTTTTTAATTATGGATAAGAGAATAAATAACGGTGGACATAAAACGGCAGGACGCAAACCAAAGGCAGATGAAATAGCAATGATTGAAAAGCTAAGTCCAATGCAAGACAAAGCATACAAAGCACTTGAAGAAGGTGTAGCAAACGGTGACTTTAAATTTGTACAGTTGTATTTTAATTACTATGCGGGTAAACCAAAAGAAACAAGGGACGTTACTGTTAATGCAGAACAACCTATTTTCAATTTAGGGGACTTGTAACGAACTAAATGAATGAATTTATACTAACTACCGCAATAAAGAAGATGAGCCGTCTAAAGGCTCGTAAGCGTGTAGTACAGGGCGGAACATCGGCAGGGAAAACTTTCGGTATTCTGCCATTGCTTATTGACAAGGCAATTAAAGAACCTAACTTAGAGATTAGTGTGGTTTCTGAATCAATACCACATTTGCGTAGGGGCGCTTTAAAAGACTTCTTAAAGATTATGATTATGCTGAATAGGTATCGTGATAATCAATTTAATAAGTCCACTTTAAAGTACACATTTGGAAATGGTAGTTATATAGAGTTCTTTAGTGTAGACCAACCAGACAAATTAAGGGGTGCAAGAAGAAATGTATTGTATGTAAACGAAGCAAACAACATTCCCTTTGATGCTTACAACCAATTAGCAATAAGAACAAGCGGTGACATTTGGATTGACTACAACCCAACCAATGAGTTCTGGGCGCATAAGCAAGTGTTAGTAGATGCAGATGCAGAACTTGAAGTACTAACCTATAAAGACAATGAAGCATTACCACAAACCATTGTAGACGAAATAGAAAAGGCTAAAGACAAAGCAAAGACCTCAACGTATTGGGAAAATTGGTGGAAGGTATATGG